TGTTTGCTACATAGTTTCTTAAAGATTCTACAAATTGATCATTAAAATTAGTTGCTGGTTGAGCACCATTATATTCTATAAAATTATTATAGAAATCAAAATGAATTGGATTACTATTTGTACCATTTACTAAATTTTGTTTTGGTAGATTTAATAACATAAATTTAGAAAAATACATTTGCTTATTTATGTTTTGATATACTGATGATAAATCATCACCTCCTCCTGGGAAAGCGTAAAAAGAAGTTCCGTTTTGTTTTAGATAACTGTATAATGGAGTATTTGCCATTTATTAAATTTATTTTTGTTGTTTTTATATATTAAATATAACCATCCATAATACTAAGAAAAAAAAATTTTTTATTTTACTAAATATGGATTATCTAAAAATTTAAAAATAAAATAATCCTTTTTCCTATTAAAAATTTTTATATTATTCCCTTCTAAATTATCATTACAATTTTTAGAAATGTATTGTTTAGCAATTTTAGTATCAGCCACAGCATCTTTTAATGAATTAAACGATTGAATTAATTCACCATCTTCATTATATAAACCTATTTTATAGGTTTTATTATTTCTAAAATTTTTATATGGAACATAGTCAAACTCATCATTCTCATATCTAAAAGTTAAATTTTTAGTTTGGTAAAAACCTTTTTCTTTACAACAACGACTAACTAATTCTCTATGACATCCATATTTTTCTTCTATATCCCTATAACCATTACATATTTCTAATAACTCACCTGTTAAAGTAAAAACTTTAATTTTAGTTATATTTGCTCTTTGTAATTTTGGTTTATCATATTTAATTAAATCTACTTTTTCTACCTTTGGTTTAATGATTTTTTCTTTAATAATTTTTTCTTTTTTAACTTTTACTATAATTGGTTTAACTATTTTTTCTTTTTTAGGTTTATCATACTTAATTAAATTAACTTTTTTTTGTTCTATTACTCCATACTCATTTATATTTTCTATAAATTTCCAAATAAAACCATTATGTGTATAATATGATTTTTTGTTATTACAACATCTAGATATATGTGATCTATCACTATTAGTTTCATTTGCTGCTTCTCTAATAGAATGATATTCTTTAATTAAATCACCATATATATCATATTGACCTACTGATTTTCTATGAGGACTATTTACTAAATTTTTAATTTTAGATTCTTCTGAATGTTTTTTACCTTTCCAACTTATACCATCCCCACCATCAGTCATATTTAGTAATCTAAATCCCCAAGATTTAAATAAAGAAATATAAAATATCTCTAATTCATTAATATTATTATCAGTAGTTTCATCCAAAACTTCTATTTTAGGTATTAGATTATCTCTTAATAAAGAGATAATCCAATTATTTTTCTTTGTCTTATCTAATAATTGATGATTAGATAAGTGACTTCTTAATCTTTTTTCTATATTATTAGTTTTTCCAATATATCTAATTTCTTCTGTTATTGGATGTGATAATGTATAAATAAATTTTTTTTCCATTTCTTAATTTTTTTTCTTATATTTGTATAAATAAATAATAAAATATATATTAAAATAATTGGCACCCCCTTAATAAAATAATAAATAAAATATATGATTAACTCAACAATTACAACACGTTTAGCACCTTCTAATACAGCAAACTTCTGTCATTTAGGTAATGTAAGAACTTTATTATACAACTATTTCTTAGCTAAGAAATTAGGTGGTAAGTTTTTAGTTCGTTTAGAAGATACTGATAGAGAAAGGTGTACACCAGAATTCTTACCTCATTTTCAAGAAACTCTTGAATGGTTAGGTATTACTCCTGATTATTCATATTGGAATCCAGATCCAAGTGTAGGTTCATTCATACAGTCAGAAAGAGATTATTCTCAAAAAATACAATATCTATTAGATAATGGGATGGCGTATTATAGCTTTGACACACCAGAAGAAGGAGAAGCATTAAGAGCAAAAGGTCTTAAGTATGATTATACTACTCGTAATACCATGAGAAACTCTCTTACTTTATCTAAAGATGAAGTAACTAATCTATTAAATAGTGGCGCTCATTATGTAATAAGATTTAAAACTCCCGAAAATGTTGATGTCAGTTTTACTGATGCTATTTTAGGTGAAATCACTATTAACACCGCTACATTAGATGATAAAGTTTTATTAAAATCTAATGGTATTGGTTCATATCACTTATGTAATGTATGTGATGATCACGATATGAGTGTTACTCACGTTCTTAGAGGTCAAGAATGGATTAATTCTACTCCAATGCATGTACTTTTGTATCAAGCATTTGGTTGGGATGTTCCAACTTTTGCACATTTACCTCTAATAATGAATCCTGATGGAAAAGGTAAATTATCAAAAAGAACATCAGCAAAATATGGTATTCCGATTTCTGCAATTGGATATACAGATTCTAATGGAAACTACCAAAAAGGTTGGAGAGAATTTGGATTTGAACCACAAGTTCTAATCAATGCTCTATCTTTGATTGGTTGGAATCCAGGGGATGAAAGAGATATTCTTACTATGGATGAATTAATTGAAAGTTTTTCATTAGGACATGTGAGCAAATCAGGCGCAAGATTTGATATTGATAAGGCTAAATGGATTAATAGTCAGTGGATTCAACATAAAATATCTAATGATAATTTATTTGGAGATAAATTTGTTCATCTTAGTGATGAACAAAAAGATATTTTATTTACGGAAGTAAAGAAAAGATGTCATTTTAGACATGATATTAAAACTGAATTAGATAAAATTTTCAATAGAGGAAATATAATAGATTTGAGTGATTCAGATGTAGAACTTTTAACAAGTTTTGAAAAACATTTATTATCATATGATTGGAATTCTAAATCAGAATTAGAAAATATAATCATTCATTTTATGAATATCAATGAATTAAAAAATTCTTTTTTAGGATTTTTAAGAAAAACTATACTTTTTGGTATACAAGGAGTAGATGTTAAATCTTGTATATTCATTTTAGGAAAAGATGAAATTATTTCAAGATTAACTAATTTTGTTATTTCAAAAGAAATATTAACTTTACAATAACAACTTATTCTATATTTTCCATATAAGTGTATGGAAAATATAGATTATTTAAAAACAGAATTAGAAAAAGATATAAATCAAATTGATTGGAAAGAATTTCTACGTGTAGCAAAATCATGCTATGATAAAACTTTAGAAAAATCAATCTTAGGATTAAATAAAGGTGTATTAAATATCATCACAAGCAATAATGCTTATAGCTCAGGATTATATAATTATTTAGATACAAATAAAAATTTTTTTACTGTATTTTGGTGTTATACACAACCATCCTTAAATAAATTAATAAAAGAAAATAAAATATCAGATGAAATAATTAATTCTGATAAGTATGTTGTCATCATCATAGGTAATACCGCTGCTCTAATTAAAAAGATTTTTAATTTAAAGTGGGATTACCTTTTATTTAAAATAAGTAAATCAAAAGAAAATTATTTCTTGACACAAGGGGAAAATAAAATAAAATTTAATAAAAATACTTTAGTTGGACTTCACAGAGAGATTATTATAAATAAAATGTTAGAATAACCTACAATTATTGAAAAAACTAAAATAAAAATTTTTCATATAATATTATGAAAACTTACAAAGGAGATCTAAATAAAGAAACAATGCCCGAAAATGGTATTTTTGTTTTTGGTTCAAATACAGTTTCAATAAATGGAAATCCATATAGAGGAACTGGTGGAGCTGCATTAGTAGCACATTTAGAATTTGGAATTAGGCAAGATGAAAAAATGATAAATTGCTTTTCTGAAAATAAAAAAGCATATGGATTGGTGACTGTTATAGCACCAAGAGTGTATATAACAAATGCTACATTAATCAATAATATAAAAAAGTTATACGAGTGTGCAACATCTAATCAAGATTTGTTGTTCTATGTAGCTTATTCAGGAATAAATCCTGAAAGTAAAACTCTTAATGGTCGTAAAATAAAAAACTTAGCAAAGTTGTTTTATGTCGCAGGAACTATACCTGATAATATTGTATTTGAATACAATTTCTCTAAACTTATAAAATAAACATATATGAAAATAATAAGAAATCTCCCCAAAAAATACGTCTTGGGAGAAGGCGAAATAGTAGAAAGTGAAATAAATTCACTTTCTGATTTATTAAACTTACCGTGGATGAAAGAAATACTTTCTTCACCTGGTAGTGTTAAATACCATTTATCTAGATCATCAATGGATCATAATCCTGATTATTTGATGGCTTTAGTGAGGTTAAATGGTGAAGTTAAATATAACGTAATTGGTTATATTTATGGGGATGGTACAAAATTAGGATTAAAGTATTACAATTAATTAAAAAATCATATATGAGCAAAATAATAAAAATATCAGAAGGTCTTTGTGAGTTATTGCAGAGAATAAAATCGTCATCTACTGTTGCTAATCTTATTTTGGAATCTTCAAAAGAAGGTCATTCTTTACCTGTAATAGAAAATGGTGTAGATTATTTATCTATATCTGAAGCAGATTCAAATAAAATTTCTTATTTGAGTTGTGATAGAATTGGGTCAATTAATGAGAATGAGTATTGGAGTTCAGGAAAAAGGTATCATATTTCCCCTGCTAAAATAATTTCAAAGTTGTTTGACAAAACAATTATGAATTTTCTTACTCCTAAAGATGTGGAAATTTTTTCTAATGTATATCGTTCTTGTCAAGTTGAAAACAAAGTAAAATTTGAAGTAGTAAAAGGTGAAGATATTAAATACTACTATCATCATAGGTCTTATAATAGAAACATAAATGATGATTTATGTGGATCATTAGGTGGATCATGTATGAAACATGATAGGTGTCAAGACTACTTCTCTATTTATATAGATAATAAAGAAGTTAGTTTGTTATGTCTTTTAGATAAAGATAATAATCGCTTAATAGGTAGAGCATTATTATGGGATATAGAAGCGGAAAATACTACTTCTGAAAAAAGTTCTTATAAAATAATGGATAGAATTTACACTACAAATGACGATTTTTATGCAAGTATGTTTAAAAATTGGGCAAAAACTAATGGATATTACTTCAAACAAGAACAGAATTTTAGCAATTCTGTTTGGTTTGAAAAAGATGGTAAAAAAGTAGATTTATACTTATCAGTAAATCTTAACACAAATTACAAATATTTCCCTTATTTAGATACATTTAAATTTATTGATGTAAATAATTCTACATTATATAACTATCCTGTTGATGGAGTTTTTAACTTAAAAATTATGAACTCAACAGAAGGTTATTTAAATAAAGGTTCTGATTATTGCTTTGATGAAATTACTAGAGTTATCTATCATAGAAATGATACGACACAACTTCGTTACTTAAATGATATAAGAGTATATCATGGTAATGTTTATCATTCTTATATTTACGATTGTTATATCTTAAAAGCTCATGCTCAGTATGACTATTCATTAGATGATTATATCTTTAATGAAGAATATGATAGATTTAATGATAAAGAAAAAATTGAACTTGTTTTAGCTGAAAGAAAAAAACAAGCGGAAGGGATTAATAAGAAAAGAGAAATGTTAAAATCATTGAGAAATGAAAGTCAATCAATCCAAGATCTTGGTGATCTTATAGGTGAAGAATTTGATTTAGAATCAGCAGATTCTGCTCCAATAAGATCAGAAGATCCATTAGTTTCTCGTCAATCCGAAGGAAGAGCAGTAAGAGAAGATAGTATTCTTAGAGAATATGTATCAGGTATTGAACCTCAAAATACTTCAATGTATGAAAGAAGGGTTATCGAAGATAACGAATCAAATGGTGAAGATGAAGCCCCAATTTTAACAACTTCTCCAAGAAGAAGAACTCCATCCTCTAGAAGAGGATCGGGATATAGAAGTCCTGGTGTTAGTACAACTGAAACTAATGTTAATTATGTTGCTCCTTCAAATATTAATGAAACTGTTTCTATAACAGATCAGTCACTTACAGGTATTACAACTAACTTTACTGATACTTTAACAGGAGATTTTACTAGTATTTGGGATGGTTGGTTAACAACTATTGGTAGGTATAACTCTAATGGTAGATTATACCCTGATATGACCCCATATCTTCAAGAATTAGTTCAACAAATGTCTGTGAATAATCAAGCATCTACTGATGAAAGTGATAATAATTCAGAAAACTAATATTTTTTCTAAACTTTTTATAGAATTTCTCATATAACGATTTATGAGAAATTCTATTTTAGAAAAATTAAAGAAATTTGAAGACCCTTTATTCAAATTTGATCCAAAAAAGCATTGCTATACATATGAGGGAGAAGTCTTTACAAGTGTAACTAAATACAAAGAAAGATTCTATAAAAAGTTTGAAGAAGATTTTTGGTCTAAGAAAAAAGCCGAAGAAAAAGGAGTTTCTCAAGAAGAAATTCTTTTAGAGTGGAAACAATTAGCAGAAAGATCCCAAGTTATAGGTAATGGTATCCATAATTGGATAGAAAATTATTTTAACGGAGTTCTTCAAAAAATTCCAAATGATTTAGATATAGTGGATAGAATAAATAAATTCAATATACTATATGCTGAATATTTACATAAATTAGAACCTATCAGATTTGAGCAAAGAATTTTCTCTAAAAAGTGGAAATTAGCCGGTATGATAGATTCTATTTTTGTTTGGAATGATAAGATTTTTATATTAGACTGGAAAAGTAATAAACAAATGACACATGATGATCATGAACAAGGTAAATTTGAAAAATTATTAGCTCCTTTAGATAGTTTCTATAAAAATCATATTAATGAATACTCAATTCAAGTTAGTTTATATAAACTACTTCTTAAAGAAGTTGATATAGATATTAAAGCATGTTATCTTGTTCATATAGGTCCAAATGAACCTGCTAAAATATATAAAGCACATGATTTATCTTCTACATTAGAAGAATACTTAAATAATAAGTTATAAACTATTTATTATTATTTTATATTTATCTAAATAAGGTATAGTATTGGAGTATGTAGTTATTGATAATACAATACCATTATTGTATGTAGTAACTACATTATCTGTTATGTCCATTTTCAAATCTTCTTTAATCCAATTCCCATTACTATAAGTTCCTGTATAGGAATAAGTTACACTATATAATTCCATTTTACTATAAAAATCTCTTTGTCCTGTAAAATTATAAATAAATTGACTTGTATAATAAACATCGTTAGGATTTATATCAGATATTTCAATTTTTCCTAAATGTTTACCAGAATAAGTTCCTGTATTAACAATAATATCTTTACCTATTTGTTTTAAATTATTTTGGTCTAAGAAAGTTTTTATTTCAATTTGTTCTAAGTTATTACAAGCAATTAAGCGAATAATATTAAATGTATTTTTTTTCATAATATCAATTGTACTAAAATTTTTATAATTGATATTATAATCTGTAATAAAAATAGTTTGTAAATATTGGTTAGATCCATTTTTTACTAATGTATCTACATAATCTTGATACCCTCCTAAATCATTACTTTTAGCAAATTCAATAATTTTATTTCTTATTTTTTCTAATTTAATATTATTTAGCATTATTTAATAAATTTTTTATTTGTCCTAAAGATGAATCTTCAACATTACCTTCTTTATTAATAAAATCAATAAACTTAAGAATTAATGACATTTTTTTAGAATCATCTTTCATACCACTTAAATTCATTTTAATTTTATCGTTAATTGAATTAAGATCTTCTGCTTTTAAAATATCTGATATTTTTTTATCTATAACCTTTCCTTCACTATCATTTATAGTAATAATATCTTTCTCAGAATCATATTTAGTTACTATCCCACTTCCGACTTTATCTTTATGTTGTTCATCATAACCATCTAATTTAAAATACACAATACCTTTATTTACCATTTGAGATAATTGTTCTTTAGTAAAGTTGTTCTCAACTTTTTCTAATTTTTTATAATTATCTATTAATGAAAAAACTTTTTCTTTTAAAGAATCACAAGCCCCTCTAAATTTATTTTCTTTTTGATCTTCTTTTACATTAAGAAGTCCATTATTAATAATATCTTTATTAGATTTATTTTGAAAAAATACAATAATATCATCTATAAATTTAGTCATAAATTCACTTAAATTAGGATCGTTTAAATTATCTGTTATTATTTTAATAATCTTTTCTTTAAAATCGCTTAATTCAGTAATTATATCATCTATAAATTGGTCATTAGTATCTTTTAATTCACTTGAATTATTTATTATAGTCTTAAATAAAGCTTCTATATAATTTTTCAAATTAGTTTTTACTATTTGATCTTTATCTTCGCCTGATAAATTTATATTTGAAAATTTTGTCGTGGCGTTAGTAAATCCTGCTTCTAAAGATTTAAAATTAAGTTGTTCATTTAGATTAAATTCTAAAAAATTTTTAATATTATTCATAAGGTTATATATTAAAAATCAATTAAACTAAAATTATATTTTGAGTTATAAATTAAAAATATAAAAATATGAATAAAACATTAACACAAGTTAAAGAGTTTCACGAGACTTTTAAAGCTCCTGTATTAGAAACTCCTCAAATACCTTCAAAAGATAGGTGTGAATTACGTATTAATCTAATGCAAGAAGAATTAGATGAAATAAAAGATTGTATAAAAAGTAATGATTTAGTAGGCATCTTAGATGGTCTTGGAGATTTACTTTTTGTATTAAACGGTTCTATTTTAGAGTTTGGTTTAGGTAATATATTTGACGAAGCGTTTGATGAGATCCAACGTTCAAATATGAGTAAAGCATGTAATTCTGAAGAAGAGGCATTATTAACTGTTCAATTTTATTTAGATAGAGATGGAACAGAAAGTCATATAGAAAAAGTTGGAGATAAATGGATGGTTTATAGATCTATTGATAATAAAGTACTAAAATGTATTAATTATTCTCCTGCTGACTTAGCTAAAATTCTTGATAAATAATTTTTTTTATCAAGAATTTTTCATATATTTGATATATGAAATAAAAAAATATAAAAATATGAAAATTTATTCAGGTTCATCAAGTCAAGACTTATCTGACTTAATTATGCAAAATCTCGATTTATATAATGGAGAATTAAGCATTGAAAAATTTGCTGATGGTGAAATCTTACCAAGATTTACAGAGTCCATTAGAGATGAAGAATTATTTTTTGTACAAAGTACAAAAGGTTCCGATTCAATTGTAGAAACTTTATTAGTAATTGATGCTGCCAAAAGAGCAGGAGTTAAATCATTTACACTTGTTGCCCCTTTTCAAGGATATTCTAGACAAGATAAAACAGACCATATTCGCTCTTCAATCGGAGCTAAAATGATGAGTGATGTTTTAGAAAAAGTAGGTATGAATAGGTTAATAACTATTGATTTACACAGCTCATCTATTCAAGGGTTTTATAACACTTCTGTTATTCACTTAAATGGAAATAAAATATTTACTGAGTATATTAAAAATATAGGACTATCAGACATAGTAATATGTGCTCCCGATCATGGTGCTCTGAAAAAGAACACTGATTTTGGAAAAGCATTTCCAAACGCTGGATTTGCAGTAATTAACAAAAAAAGAATTAAACCTAATGAAATCCATTCAATGGAATTAATTGGGGATGTTAAAGACAAAAATGTTGTTATTGTAGATGATATGTGTGATACAGCAGGAACTTTATGTAAAGCAGCTGAATTATTAAAAAATTCAGGGGCAAAAACAGTTAGGGCGATAGCTACACATGGTATATTAAGCGGACCTGCTATTGATAATATAAATAAATCAGTTTTAACAGAAATTATCGTATCTGATACGATAAGTGATGTTTATGATAAACAGGCATTTTGTCCAAAATTAGTAGTAATTTCTTGTGCTGACCTTATTTCTAACGCAATTGAAAGACTTCATAAAAATATTAGTATTCACGAATTAAATTTAGTATAAATGAAAAACTTAATAACTCACGGTTCAATTTTACTTTTAATATTACTTGGGTTTATATTCAAGTTTTATATGGTAAGTCTAATAATGTTAGTATTAGAAATTATATTTAATATTATTATAGAGGGGGAAGGAAGAGATTGTAGCTTTTTAAGGTTTTTTTATCTTAAAAAGATTTATACAGAATGGGGAGTATTTTACACTGGAGTTTTCGGTAGATATATTTATATATATATAAAGATGTTTTGTTATTTTTTCTAAAAGTAGCAAAAATTGACACTAAATACTCTCGTATAGATAATCCTGATAAGTTAAAAGATGAGATTATTAGAGAGTTAAAAAGTTCTGATTACTTAAGAAAAAGATTTGATTCCTTTGAAGAAGCAAAGAAAAGAAAAGAAATGAAAAAAATCTTAAATAGTTGGAGTGGGTTTACTAATAAACAATTAGAAAGAGATTATAAAATAAGTAAATTATTATAAAAATGGAAAAAACATTTACAATAAAATCAATTGGTAAAGAACCTGATAAACTTAGAATGGTTAAGCTAATAAAGGACTTTACAGGATGGGGATTAAAAGAATCAAAAGATTTTTTAGAATCAGTAGCTGTTAATAACAGACCTTCTCAAATTACCTTAGATCTAACTTTAGAACAAGAAAAAGAACTCTTAAAAAGACTTGGCGAAGTAAGAGGTATAGAATGGACATTTAATGATTCTTCTTATAGAAGACAACTTAAATTAGTTCAATTGGGGTTAATAGATGATAAACAGGAATTAGTAGAGATACTTAAAAGAGAGTTTAATTCAACTATTTTTTTAGATGATATATTAATTGCTCTATCAGAGGATAGATTAATTGAGTTAGTTAAGCAAATAAAATAATAAATGCACAAAGTAATTTTCAAAATAAATAAATTCGGGGATAAAGTAGTTGATAGAGATATAACTATTATATCCCTTGAATTAGATTTAGAATATGTTTCAAAAAATGAAATAAAAATACCTGATATTGGTTCCGATTTTATCATCGGTAATGAAGAATTTAAGATAACTAGAAAAGTTGATTCTATTCAGAAAAATGAAGATGACACTTATCAAGTTAAGATAGTTTTCTTAGAATTAAAAAGATTAAAACCAAGACAAAAAACTAAAATGACATATACAGATCTTTCTGGTAGTATAGTTGGTGGGTATCATTCTAAAAATCTCTACAATAGATATACTGATACAGAAGATTTTTTTAATGATATATGGACAATAAGTCATTAAATTTTTTTGGTATCATTATTTAGCTCTATTTTAGAGAATAGGTTCAACTCAAAATTATCATAAATAATTTCTGTTTCAATAAACTTTCTTAAACGTTTTGACATATCAAAACCATTTTTATCACATATTGATTTATATTGATTTAATAATTTTTTATCAATTCTAATTGATAAATTACCTGTTATTTTTTCTTTTTTATTCATTTGTTAAAAATCTTTTTGATATTCTTATTTTTTGTTCATGTAGTACTCTACTTATTAACATTGTTGTTAATTTTTCTATTTTTGATATTTTATTAATAGATAAACCTTCTTTATATAGAAGAATAATTTTTTTAGTTTGTTCTACTGATAATTTTTTTGAATTGGTTTCTTTAGCTTTTTTAGAATTTATTTCTATATTTTTGTTTATTAAAATTTTATTTATTCTTTTTTTATTTATATTATAAATATTTGCTATTTTTCTTATACTTAAATAATTAATTGTATATTCTTCAATAATTTTATTTTTTAATTCTTCATCTATTATGATATAATCATCTATATTTTTACCTTTTGTTTTTAGTTGTTTTTTAATTATATCATTTCTATTTTCATTATGTGAGATTGTATCACCACCATCTCCGCCTATAGATGTATTATAACCGTTAATAATAGAATCATATTTTTTTATTAATTCAATTTCTTTCTGATTTAATATATTTTCATCATTTGTCTCAAATATAATATCCCATATTATATTTTCAAAGCCATATTTGATAATAGCTTTTATCATTTTAGTTTTTTTATCATATCTTATACTATAAAAATGTTTAGTCTTTCTAATCTGAAAATTTTTAGTTTTACCAATATAAACCTTTTTATTCGGAAACTCTGCTTTGTATATTACCATATTTTGTTATTACATTTTATTACAAGTATATATTAAAAGTATATCATTACCTTAATATAATTTTTTGATCCTATTAATAATATTTTTATTATTAACATTTTTATTTTTTTATTTATAAATAAAAAAATAAATAATAATAATGGTAAAATTAGCATTAAATACAATTGTAAAAAACGAGTCACATTGTATTCTAGGTATGTTAGAAGCAGCAGCAAAAATTAGTGATTTAATAGTTATATTAGACACTGGTTCAACAGATGGAACACAAGATATAATAAGAAATTTTGGTAAAGAAAATAATATACCCACATATGTTTTTGATAGACCTTTTGATTCTTTTGATAAAAGTAGAACTTTTGGAATGGAAAAATTACGTGAAGTAATTAAAGAATTAGGATGGAATCTTAGTGATGTATGGGGTTGGTGGTGTGATGCGGATGAAAAAATAATAGTTGATTCTAAGTTTAATAAAAATCAATTCAATAAAGATTTGTTTATGATAAATACTAGAATTGGAGCAATGGAATATACTAGAAATACTTTTTGGAGAACATCATTACCATTTGAATTTTATGGTCCAATTCATGAATATATTATTTGTAAAGAACCTAATATAACATCAGGATTAGCAACAGATGTTTATGTTGATGTTAAAATGATAGGTAATTCTTGGACACAAGATGTATCTATGAAATATATCTCTCATGCTCATACTTTAGAAAAATATATTGCGGAAAATCGTAGCGATGCTAGATGGATATTTTATACCGCACAATCTTATCATGATTCATCTTGTATGAAAGATAATCGTGAAGAAAATGAAGAACGTTTAAGACGTTCTCTAAAATATTATAGAGAAAGAGTAAATAGAGTTGATGGTTATCCAGAAGAAAGATATTATTCTCAATTAAGAATTGGTTCTATAATGAAAATGCTTGAAATGCCTTGGGAAGAATGCTTACAAGAGTTATTAAAAGCATACGCAATGGATCCGCTTAGAGGTGAATCTATTAAAGCAATAGTGGATTATTATGTTGGTGTAAATGAATGGAATTTAGCTTACTTATATTCTAAGTTTTTAAAAGTTAATTTTCATGGAAATAACCCTTATCCAAAACGTTTATTATTCGTAGATAATGCTTTATATGCTTGGAAAATATTAGAAATACATTCTATTATATGTTTCTATACAGGAAGAAGTGATGAAGCTAAATCTAATTATAGAGAATTAGTAGAAGTTATTAGAAGAAGTCCTGAATTATTTAGTCAAGATGATATTAATAAGATTAAATCAAATGAGCAACATTTCAAATAAATATATTATGATACAAGAAAAAAATGATTTAAGACAATCAACATTTGAGTTTATCAAATATGTTGATAATAAAAATATTGATAAATACGATATAGATTATCTTATTTTATTAAATAAAAAGTTTTCATATCCAATGTTCTTAACTTCCTCAAATAAAGAGGAAGTTAAGTTCACTTATGATCTCTACTATGTAATAGATACTGATAGATATGATTTTATTGATGAGATAGATGAATTAATAAGTGAAGATTTTAATTATAGTTATAATGATGTTGCTACTATAATTGAATTAATGTTTAATGGTGAAAAAATCAGTTTTGATTTTTATGAAGTGTTAGATGTTATTAATGTTAATAACAAAGAGATATTAGAAATGATTAGTGATAAATTACCCATACACTTATGGGGATATAAGTATTATACAGAAAATGGGAAAATGTATAGAGAAAACTATTTGTAATAACCAATAACTTTATCTGATTCTATCTTAATAGAGAAAAACTTATTAGAGATTCTAATTTGGCTAAAAGCAATAAACTCGTCTTTTGATACTTTCTTATTCTCTTTCTTATCTACTATTATATAATAATCAAATTTTTTAGAGCAAACAGCATTCATAGTGTATGTTTTATTTTTAGTTATATATTAAAAATAGAATATACACTATTTCTTTTTTGGGACATTATTTACAATAGAACTAATTGGTCATTATCAAAATTAAAAAAAATATTTTTTCAAAATCTATCAATAGTTAATTATTAAAAATATTAATTTAATATATAAAGATAATAAAAAATATTTATATGGTAAATAAATTTAATAAATATGGTTCAGTTAATGAATCAGCAGCAAGATTGCCTAATAGTGAAGATTATTGGTTAAAAAAAGGAAAAAAAGGTAAGTATGTAGCATTATATGGCCATGATGATTTAGATGGAATTACCTGTATGTTATGTATGAAAAAATATTTAATTAATCATGGATTTACTATTGTTAAATATGGGATATTAAATTATGAAGAATCTTGGAAATTAACAACAATTGACCCAACATTAATTAATATTGTTTTAGATTTTGCTAATATGCCAGGAGATAAAAGAGATGCTTATATAGATTTTTATGTAGACCATCATGGTGAATTTACAGATGCAGAGAAAGAAAAATATAAATCTGAACCTATACAAAAATTACATACAGGTTCTGCATATGAAGCATTATGTAAAGTTTTAGGTGTACCACAAGATGAGTTATTAGTTCATGTTATAGATATGGTAGATGCTGCTAAATATGATGATTATGAAATAAGTTGGCAACGATTATTAAATTTTGATTTAAAAGATATAAAAAGATATAAAAAAGTAAGATTGGAATTTGGAGCTGCTTTTAATCAATTTATAAAAAGAGCTGATATAAATACCTTAATTGAAGTGGTTGAAAATTGTAGTGATGCATCAATTTATGCTATTTATATAGCAATGAAAAAATTATATCCAGGTAATAATCCTTACCCAACTAAAGCAGATGGTACATTAAAAAGTTTTAAAAATGATCAAGGAAAATGGGAAAAACCAACAAAACCTTATAAAGATTTTGTTGAAGATAGAACCAAAACTTTGGATATAATGAATAAAAGAACTTCAGGAATTGAAACCATAAAAAGAAAATATTTATCATTTAAAGAGTTTAAGGAAGATTTTGGAATTAATAATAATACTAAAATAAAATGCTTAGAATCATATAAAGTGTATGGTGATTTAATAATAGTTCCATCAGGAACTTGGGCTAACGCTTTAAGAGCCAGAGTTATTATTGAGAGAGATTTAAATAATAATCGTTTAAAACAAGAACCTAAATTTATTTTATTAGATTATGGTACTACATTACAAGTATGTTCGTATAAGAAAATTGATACTTATACAGATTTACCAATTTTAGTAGGTAACTATAAAGTTGATGATTTAGGATCTTATATGAATAGGTTATTAAAAAATTTTCAAAAACCTTATATAGAAAAAGATGGAAAAAATATTGGGGGTGGTTTAGATTATTATGATCCAAAAACTACATCAGGAGTAGAAGATGAAGTAACAGTATCTGGAGGTCATAGTGGTATAGGTTCAATCTCGAATATATCAAAAATATGTCAAGTTGGTCCTTATAAAGGAATAAAGTATGTAGATATGTTTAAAAATAAAATAATAAATGATCTATCAGGTATTAAATTTCCGATAAATATATCATGGCAATTAGTAGAGGAGTTACCAGGAAATGAGTGGATGTTAAATAAAATAAAAGAAGAACCAAAAATGGATAATAAAGTAAGAGATATAAAAGATTTAAGAACAATAACTCCTTCAGGAGATATTGTTAAGAAATTTAAAAAATAAATAAAAAGCAATAAGTTTTTAGAAACTTATTGCTTTTTTTAAAATATAGAAATTATGATAATAACAGAAAAATTAATTATAAAAAATGTTGCATATTATAAAAGCAAAGGGTATATTTCTGATTCTGATGGTTTTATAGAAGTTAGTATTGATAATTTATCAAAATGTTCTCATCAAGAAGTATTAGTTAAATGTGATTTCTGTGGGTTTGAAAAAAAAGTTACATATAAATATTATAATAATAATTTAAAAAATGGGAATATGTTTTCTTGTTCTAATAAATGTGGAAAAAATAAAGCAAAAATTACTAATTTAGAAAAATTTGGGGTTGAATTTGCTTCACAAAATAAAGATATAAAAGAGAAGGTAAAACAAACAAACTTAGAAAGATATGGCTCTGAATATGGATTTCAAAATAAAGAAATAAAAGAAAAAATCAAAAAAACTAATTTAGAAAGATATGGGGTTGAATACCTTCATCAAAATGATAAAATAAAAGAGAAGGTAAAACAAACAAATTTAGAAAGATATGGGGTTGAACATTATAATAATTTAGAAAAAATTAAAGAAACTAATTTAAAAAAATATGGTGTTGAACATTATAATAATTTAGAAAAAATTAAAGAAACTAATTTAAAAAAATATGGTGTTGAATTTACATTCCAAAGTGAAGAAATAAAAGAAAAAGTCAAACAATTTAATTTAGATAAATATGGTTTTGAAAATCCTTTTCAAAACGAAGATATAAAAGAAAAAATAAAATTAACTAATTTAAAAAAATATGGGGTTGATAACTACAATAAATCTGAAAAAAGTAAAAAAACAAAAATAATAGGAACACATCCAAATTATATAAGATATATTAATAAAGAAATATCTTTATTTAAATGTGATTTAAATAAAGAACATAAATTTGAAATAAATTCAGGTAATTTTCTTGATAGATTAAGACAAAATTTACCTATTTGCACGATTTGTTACCCTATAGGAGATAACAAATCAATAAAAGAAAAGATTTTATTAGAATATATTAAATCAATTTATTCAAGAGAAATAATAAGTGGTTATAGAGATGGTTTAGAAATTGATATTTTCTTACCTGAAATTAAAATAGGTATAGAATTTAATGGATTATATTGGCATTCAAATAAATTTAAAGAAAACAATTATCATATTAATAAGTTAGAATACTTTAAAGGAAAGGACATTGATATTAAATTTATTTATGAAGATGATTTTGATAATAAGTTAGATATTATCAAAAGTCAAATTAATAATTGGTTAGGACTATCTAAAATAAAAATTTATGCTCGTAAAACTGTGATTAAACAAATCTTAAATACAGAAGAATATAGAGATTTTTTAAATAAAAATCACATTCAAGGATTTGTTCCTTCTAAATTAATATACGGACTTTATTATAATAATGATTTAGTTAGTTTAATGTGTTTTGATAAGAAAGAAGGAAGATTAAATATGCCTGATGGGGAATGGAATTTAAATAGATTCTGTAATTTATTGAATCATCAAGTAGTAGGTGGTGCTTCTAAATTATTAAATCATTTTATAAAAGAAAATTACCCTTCAAGAATTATTTCTTATGCTGATAAAGATTGGTCTAATGGAAATTTATATTTTTCTTTAGGGTTCAATTTAGTATCAGAGTCTAAACCTGACTATAAATATATAGTTGATAATGTTAGAAAATCTAAACAGAATTTTACTAAATCCAAACTAGCTAAATTAGGTCATGATATTTCTTTAACAGAGTCTCAAATTATGGAAAATCTAGGTATTAATAAAATCTATGACTGTGGTAAAATGAAATTTGAAAAAAAACTCGGTTTATAAACCGAGTTTTTTATTTCCTATATCTTTTTTCTTTAAACTACTATCATCAAACTTAGTATCAAAGAAATTATCTTTATCAGATACTATTTTTGTAGTTGAACTTATACTAGCATAAGGACCTAATTTTCCACTGCGAAACACCCCATTTTCCATCTCACAGTTTATATAACCATTCATAAAAAATGAATCCTTAACTAAATAAGATTCCATATGACAATTTAATAGTTTAGAACCTGTTATTTTAGTTCCATCTAATCTACACTTTATAACTTGTGAGTTATAAAGTTCTGAATTTACAAATCCACATTCTTCAAATATACCATTTTGGACATTACAATTAATAAAGTCATAATTTTTAATATTAAAATTAGATTTTATTGTAGCATCAATTATTTCAATTTTTTGTGTTTCTGTAACATAATTTATTATACAATTTTTCAAATCTTGACAAGAATCTAATAAATTATATAATTTTGTATATAGTTTAGGATAATAAGCATTAATAACATCATAATCATTTATTTGGTCAATTTGAATTGCTATACCTGGAAACTCCACGATAAAATTATCAAATTTTGAAAAAGTATTAAAATAACTTATATTTTTATCTAAATAATTCTCTAAATCTTGCATATTAGTATCTGTGAATGGCTTATTAAGGCAATAAAAAGTATTTAAAATAAACTTGTCTAAAAAATATAATAGATTACCCACATTTTTCTCATAGTCTTGTCCTCCAATATATCTGAACTCTAATCTTTGAGATTCTCTATCATTATTAATATTTAAAAAATTAATTCCATAATATTTATCGTTAGGTAATCTTAAATTATTTTTAACTATATCAATTGATATACTATTAAAGTCATATTCTTTATAAGGAATCATTCTTTTAACACTTTTAGCATATACATTATCTTTTCTACTTGGATAGTATCTATAAATTTCTTCTTCATCAATTTCAAGAATTAATTTAAGCATATTTAAGTCATTTAAATCTAAATCAATATCTTTATCCTTATCAAAGGAAATATTAAAATGGACTGAACATTTTTCATTTGTATATCCATAATCTTGAATAAATTTTACTATTTTAACCAAATAGAATTTGGCACTATAATAATCTAATGGAGATGTTATTAGTTCTACGAGGGAATTTCCACCGCTCAAGTCTGGGGAAAGAATAAAATTATCCTTATCTGGTTTAAAATCTGGATGATAAACACGAAACCCATGAACTTTTATAGGAGATAAATATTGATTAAGTATCTCTAAAGTTTTATAATAAGATAATTCTTTCATAAAAAACTCAAATTCTATACCTACTATAGCTTTTTTAAGTATTTTATGACTATCAATAAATTTTTCAGTATATGTTTTCATATTATCTATATATTAATTATTTGATTTAATTTATCAACAACATTTTCGTTATATTTAATTTGTAGTTCATTCTTTTTAATTAATTTATCTTCCTCGCTATATTTCATGTTTATCATTAGTTTTTTCTAGGTAAATGTATCTGCCTGATGGAGTTTTTTCTACTTTAATCCACCCTTTTTTAACCCAATTACATAATGTATTTCTAGTAATTTGGTATTTTTTCATTATATCTTTTGCTTTCATAAAAGTATATATTAATATATTATTGTTCCTTTTTGTATATTTTTGTATATTTTTGTATCTTTTTATATAAACTTTTTTATTTTTTATGGTAAAATTTTATATAAAAAAAATAATTAATATGAGAAAAATAATTAAGTTAGAAACTAAAGAAGAAATTAATTTAGAAGAACATGGTATACTCCTTTTAGGTACAGAGGAAATTGATAACAACGGATATGATCATGGAATTAAAATTGAAGTAAACCATTTAGAATTTGCAACGCATTTAGAAAAATGTAAATTATGTAAAGAATTCTATATTGATATAGGAAGAACAAAATTAACAAAATGGTGTATTGAAATTGATTATATAAGATATAATATATATCTTGGTTTATATATACCTAATTATTATAATATTGGATTTGGTTCTAAAATATCCTACTATTTTTATTGTAAAAAAATGAAAATAAATGGAGAAAATTCAAATTTAGATACATTAAAACTTCTTTTAAAAAGAGCTGAAAAAAATGAAGAATATGAAAAATGTATTGAAATAAAATCTATTTTAGAAAAAATAGCATAGTTTATTAGAAAATCAACTTAAAAAGTTCTAAAAAAATAAAAACCCAAATTTTGATGTGAATAATGTAACAATTATGATGAAAGTATGAAAATTTTAATTACGAAATCATATTTTAATATATAAATTATGATAAAGTTTTATAATGATTTTTTGTTGGAAAAATATGGTAGTAATAATTTAGCTAAAGATTTGAGTTATTATACCATCAATTTAATAAATAGTAATTTTCCAAAATTACTAAAAGATGGTAAACTACATATATCAATTGATTCTTTTAAAAAATTAAATTTTAAATTTAGTAAAATAAATGTTTATTTAAGTAATAAAACATATGGTAATATAAATATGGAAAATTATTTTATAACAAATGATATTATTTATGATTTAGAAATGAATTTATATTTACAATTAAACATACAAGATTTAAAATTAAAAAATATAAATTATAATAAAATAGTAGATACTATTAGACATGAATTTTTACATATAATAGAAATTTATTTTACTGACAAAAATCAAAAAAAATTAGCTAATTCCTGGAAAAAAGGAGAGATTATTTTTAATTTAAGAAAAAAATATACTGACAATAATATACAAGATATAATACATATAATGTATTTATCATTACCTCATGAA